TCTAAGATTTAAGGATAACATCAAACAGGAGTTAGGAATGGAAGTAGAATTGACAAACAAACAGTGGCATGACATTCGTTTTGCACTTCGATTAATTATTAGACACAAGCATAATGCCCACAAATCTGAATTAATAAATGATGCGATAAAAGCAATCGTGGATAAAGATGGAAAGCAAGATGTAGAATCTCAATTAATGTTTCGACATTATTATATCGAAGGGTGGGGAATAACTAAAATCGTAATGAATATGTACTACGAAGAGTCAACAGTACGTAAGCATATCAAGAAAGCGACAGAACAATTCGCAGAAGTATATGACGGTGGCCACTTATTAAAAATGTTTATGGAATAAAAATAATGCCCGTTTTTTGCGGGTATTTTGTTTTACGATTAAGACATGATAGATGTTAGTACACCACAAGCAAGAGATAAGTTCTACCATTCTGGGGATTGGAAACGAGTACGTAAGCAAGTACTAGAACGAGATCACAATGAGTGCCAATGGTGTAAGGCTAATGGTCTTGTTACTACTGGCAGGACAGCGACACTTGAGGTGGACCATATCAAAGAGCTACAGTACTATCCTGAGTACGCACTTGATATGGCCAACCTTAGGACCTTATGCCACGATTGCCACAACATCAGACATGATAGACACAATGATAAGCAATTTGATGATGAAATCTTTGAATTTTAGCTAAATTGTTCGGAAATTAATTAAAAATAACCCCCCGGGTAAATAAAATTGGAACTTTTTCCGAATTTACCCTACACCGGTTGGGGTCATTTAACCAAAAATAAGAGTGATTTTTTGATAAGGGGGGGTCATGGGTAAAAAAAGCAACTTAGAAATAGAATTAATGGGAATTATTAATCAAAACTCAGCCTCTGAAATCGAAAAAGTTGAGCGTTACTGTAGTTTGGTTAGGATTTCGAAAAACCTTGATAAGTCTATCTCAAGTGATGGAACGATGATTCGAATTATGAATGGAAATCAAGAATTTTTAAAACCCAATCCAGCGATTGCAGAAAAAGTAAAAATTAATGCAGCACTTATTAAATTAGATGAATTTTTCGAGGGAAAACGGGCTCAAAAATCAAGTAATAACGAGTTAGATTTTGGAGAATTCACATGATTAATTATGTTAGCGATTATATAAAGGGATACTATGCAGGGACAATTAAATTTAACCAGGAACGTGTCCAATTAGTTGACTATATAAGACGAGAGGTTGAACCACGATTAGAAACGGGCGAAATATATTTTGATGAAAAACAGATTGACGCTTGCATTGGTTACATTGAGCGTTTTTTCTTTGAGTTAGAAGATTTTCAAAAGTTCATCATTAGCTTTGTTTTTTTATATTTTCGTGAAAACAAGAGAAATGTTTACCGTAAATATTTTTTAATGTTTGCCCGTGGTAATGGTAAAAATGGTCTAATGTCTGGGATAGGTAGCTATTTAACTACCCCAATGCATGGGATAAAGAAGTACAGTATATCAATTATCGCAAACAGTGAAGATCAAGCTAAAACAAGCTTTGACGAAGTTCACGATGCAATTGAAAGCCATGAAAGTTTACAAAAATTATTCGGCCGTCCGAAAAAGTCTGAACTAAAAAACATTCAGACTCAATCGATTTTTAAATTTAGAACATCGAATGGAAATACTAAGGATGGCTTGAGAGATGGAGCAGTAATATTTGATGAAATCCACCAGTATGAAAGTAATAAAGATGTAAAAGTCCATATATCAGGACTTGGTAAAATTGCAAATCCTAGAGAGTTCTATATCGGAACAGATGGATATGTGCGTGATGGATTTATTGACCAGATGAAAGAAATGGCTGCAAAAGTACTCAAGGGTGAGGCAAAATGGAATGCGATGTTTCCATTCATTTGTAAATTAGACAAAGTGAGCCAAGTAGACGATAAAGCAATGTGGGAATTGGCAAACCCAATGTTCACACTACCAATGTCAGAGTATGCACAGGGCCTATTTGATACAGTTACTGAAGATTATGAGGATCTAGAATTAAATCCAAGTGGTCGTGATGAGTTCATGACTAAAAGAATGGACTTCCCAGTAACTGATACAGAACGGAGCGTTGCAACTTATGAAGAATTAGTAGCTACGAAAGGAGAATTTCCTGAACTTCATGGATTACCTGCAATAGGCGGATTTGACTTCGCCTCTATACGTGACTTTATAGCAGTAGGTGCTTTATTCAAAGTTGATGGTAAATACGTTTTTAAATGCCATAGCTTTGTCAGAAAAGCATTTGTTGACGCATTTTATGGCTATTCTAAACCTAAAGATAATATAAATGGTAAAAGACAGTTCGCTCCCATTAAAAAGTGGGAAGAACAAGGACTGTTAACGGTTCTTGATGAACCATCAATGAACCCGAAACATGTGGTCGACTGGTTCGTGAGAATGCGAGATGAGGAAGGTTATGACTTCCAAAATATTTGTGGGGATAACTTTAGAATTGATATTTTAAAGCCATTATTTGAAGAAGCAGGATTTGAAGTTTCTTGGAACGGTAAATTCGAAGCACCTACAGGATATAGGGTAGAAGTTATCCGAAATCCGAGGGCTATTGATAGCCTTTTAGCTCCAAGAATTGAGGACGCATTTGCTAATCAAAATGTGATATTCGGTGACAATGATATGATGCGTTGGTATACTCAAAATGTTCTCCGTAGGACTAAATCAGATGGAAATATAGAATATGTCAAGAAAGAAGAAACACGACGTAAAACGGACGGTTTCAAAGCATTTGAGTATGCGATGTATCAAGCTGACTTACTCAATGAGGTTGAATCAACTGACTTTTACGATAACTTGAGTTGGTTCTTAGAATAATCCCCGTTTTTTGACATAAATTTTAGAGAAAATATAATTATGAAGTTATCAGCGAAAGCAAACAAAATGTAATTCGTTCGGTTGGATATACTTCTAGCTGAGCTAGCAGCTTAATAAATCTATGCAACTTTAGGTGGCTTTACGTCACATTGTTAGTGGCTACTTTACGTAGCGAGGCGTTGCTGGACGAGAATAACCAGTATAACTTGACAACGGAGTCTTTACAACAAACAAGGACTTAATAGTACTAGAGGTTACGTCCGCTGTTAGTGACTGCATGGTCAAGGGGTTAAGACGCTGCACTTTTAATGCAGAGGCGTGAGTTCGAATCTCACTCAGTCACATATTGGGTTGATAATAATATTCCCTTGGTTTGAATCCATAAAAAAGAGTAATAGCTCAGTTGTTTAGTTGCTCGGTGACTAACAAAATTATTACTTTGTTGGGGGACCGATCTGTCCCCCTTTGCTGATACAGCCTATAGAGCCTGTCACGTGGGGACAAAGGCAATCAGCGTAGCAAGAACGGATAACGTTCACAGTTCGACTCTGTGACTTGCTATATCCAACATTATTTGGGTCTGATAATACTAGTACAGTTGCCAAATAATATTAATAAGTCAGTGCGGTTGGAGCTGACAGCAAGGACAAGGAACGACATCGTTATCGGATGTTATAGAGTTCGAGCCTCTATCTTGCTATTAATTACTAATAAGGAGGTTCAAAATGAAACATTATATTACTAAGTATCGTGATGAAAACGGAAATCGTAAAGCTGTTTCTTGGCTTCAAGTTAATCTTTTTGGAAAAGCTTATTGCTTCAATCAAAAGACAATCGATGTCTGATTAGTAAGTCTGCCATAATGACAGACTTTTTTAATACGATTATTCCCCGTTTTTTGGGCTTTTTTTCATTTAAACTTAAATTAAAAGCAAGGAAAGGAGAAACCGTGGGACTATTTTCAGATGTTTGGTCATCAATCACAAGTAGATTTTCAAATAGTACCTTTTCTGGTTATGACGCCCTATTCGATGCACAAGTTCATACAAACATGAAAACAGTGGCCTTGGATAGTTGTTCTGCATATTTAGCAAGATTGGTCGCCAAAGGAAAATTTGTTTTTAAAACAGATGGAACTATTTCAGATAATGAATTTGAATATGCATTGAATGTTAGACCCAATCCTAATCAGACAGCTACTGAATTTAAGAATATGCTTGTTCGAAAGCTGTTGAACGGTGAAGTTTTAGTGATTAAAGATAATGATAAATTTTTTATTGCTGACAACTTCATAAAACAGTATTCATTGGACGGGAATACATTTACTGGTGTGACAATTAACTTTTCAACAGATGTATCAATTAGTCCACCTGGCACAGGCATATATGCCCAAAAGTATTTTAAGCAAACATTCTCTCAAGGTGTAGACTGTTTTTATTTAAAACATGAAAACATTGGTCTTGATGAATACGTTGATGGGCTTTGGAAAGATTATGGGCGTCTATATGGCATTTTAATCACAAATCAGCTCAGGGTTGGACAGTTGAGGGCAAAAGTAACTATTCCCGTTAATTCAAAACTTGAAGATGATGAGAAAGTTAAAATTCAGAAACAGTATGCTGATACATTAACAAAGAATTTGTTAAATGATCCAATTGTTATTTTACCAGGGGGAGATAAATCTCAGTCAGCATATGATGAGATTTCTGCTAGTAAAGCAGCAACCATCCAAAATCAAATTACCGACTTTGCCAATTTGAAAAAAACTTATATCGGTGATGTTGCAAACCTAATCGGTCTACCGACAGCGTTAGTTCTTGGAGAAACTGCTAATAATTCTGAAAATCTTGATTTGGCCATAGAAATAGCAGTCAAACCTATAGCAAATAAAATTTGTGAAGCTCTAGGAAGTCTGATTATTAAAGAGTCTGGGTATTCAGTTGGGAAAACAATTGAGATGACTGGTTTTAAATCGGTAAACATCCTAGATCGTGCAGATGCAATTGATAAAGTCGGCTCAAGTGGAGTTGTAAAAGTCAACGAAGTACGAGAGGCAGCTGGACTGATTCCATTACCAGATGGAGACAAGATTATTATGACAAAAAATTATCAAAAGGAAGGAGTAACGAGTGAAAACACTTAATTTACATGGAACGGTTATTGATGCTGATGACGCTTGGTTTTATGATCTATTAGAAATTGAAAATATTAATGCAAAAGCAGTATCAGAATTTCTAGATCAAGCCAATGGAGAGGATATCATGCTTCCATTGATTCTGGTGGTGGTTCAGTATATGCAGGAAGTTCAATCTATACAATGTTGATGAACTATCAAGGCAAAATTACTGCTGAAGTTACAGGCATTTGTGCATCAATTTCAAGTGTCATCATGCTTGCAGCTGAACATATTGCAGTTTCTCCTGCAGCAACTATTATGATTCACAATGTTTGGTCTGCCAATCAAGGCGATTATCGTGATATGGCAAAACAATCTAACATTTTGAAAGAGATGAGTTCAAGTATTGCAAAGATGTATGCAAAACGCATGGGGTGTTCTGTAGATGAAGCACAAGCAGCAATGGATGAAGCAACATATTATTCAGCTGATCAAGCTGTGAAAGCTGGAATTGCTGATGAAAAACTATTTGAGAGTGCAGAAACAGCACTTCAAATGATGGCATCTATTGAACCAGTTTTCTCAAGTGATAAAATTGCAAAACTTAAAAACTTTATGATGGCTCAAATGAAAAACGAATCAACTGATTCGCAAGAATTCAAGCTAGATTCAGAACAATATCAAGGTTTAACAGATCGATTAGATCAAATCATTTCGTTAGAAACTGATGAAACAGATGAAGAAAACAAAACAAAAAACTCGGCAGACAAGCCGCTTAAAAATCAACTATTTAAATTTGGAGGAATTAAATAATGGATTACACAAAACTACCTAATTACAAAGCGGCTGTCGAAAAATACACGAACGTCGTAAAAGAAGGTGCTGATGAAGCAACACAAGCACAAGCATTTGACAAAATGATGAATGTACTTGGCACAGAACTGATTGAAAACGTCAATGCTTCAAGCGCTGAAAAAATCTCTGCTTTGATGGCAACTCAAACTACAAATGGTCTTACAGATGGTGAAAATAAATTCTTTAATGCTGTAACTACTGGCTTAGAAAATGCAGAAGTCACATTGCCGCTCGAAATCATTAATCAAGTATTCGTTGAATTGCAAAACGCCCATCCACTTTTGAATATTATTAAATTCCAAAGTGCCGGATTGAAGATGAAAGCAATTGTTTCCGATTCACTCGCAACAGGTGGTACTGCAGCATGGGGTGAGTTTACGGATGAAATTAAAGGACAGCTCAAACAAGCTTTCCATGAAGTTGATTTCTCTCAATCTAAGCTAACAACTTATCTTGCAATTCCTAAAGATGCGCTTGAAAATGGCTATGAATGGCTCAAATCTTTCATTATCATTCAAATGTCTGAAGCTATGGCTGTAGCTCTTGAAACTGCGCTAGTATCAGGTGACGGAAATAAACAACCTATCGGATTGATGAAAGATTTGTCCAAAGGTACCGTATCAAATGGAATTACCACTTATGCTGATAAAACAGTAGCTGCTGATTTGACAGGTTTAACACCAGAAACTGCCGCAACTGCATTGGCTCCAGTGATGCAAACATTATCTAAAAATGAAAAAGGTGTCACAGTAAATATTTCTGGTCAAGTTAAATTGCTTGTTAATCCAGATGATTATTATGCAACATTGGCTAAATTCATGTACTTGACTCAAAATGGTCAATGGGTTGCAGTACTTCCATTTGGTGTTGAAATTGTTCAGTCTATTGCAGTTCCTGCAACTAAAGGTATTATCTTTGCCGCTAATCGCTACTGGGCATATATAGGCGAAACAAAGATGGGAGAGTTCGACCAAACATTGGCGATTGAAGATTTGCAACTCTACACAGTTAAATCTTTCTATTATGGAAAAGCGTTTGACAACAATACTGCACAACTTGTAACGATCTCAGTTCCAAAAGCATAAGGAGGAATAAATGAAAGTTAAAGCAATTAAGGTATTTATTGACTTGAAAGAAGATGTTCAACGTAAAGTAGGTGACGAATTCGAGGTGACTAAAGAACGCTTTGAAGAACTTAAGGTTAAACTTCCTGATTATGTCACTGAAGTTACTGAGCCTAAAACTCCCCGAAAAGCACCTGTTAAAGCAAAAGAAACTAAATAGGGGGTAAGCAATGAGCGATGCTGAAACATGGGCACAAGCAAATTTAAATTCTTTTAAACAAAGAATGAGAATAAATACAAGTGATCCAGATGAACTGGCTAATTTAACAAAAATGCTCATTGCCTCTTATACTTCAATCCTTCGTTTGGTCGGTGTCATAGATGCCACTGACCCCGAGGTGGAGGAGCTGATTATTGAGCGTTCACGTTATACCTATAATGACGCACTTGATGAATTCTTGGATAACTATGGTAAGGCGATACGTAATGTATTTTTAGCTAATCAAGTGGATGATACTGAGGAGGTGACTCAATGATTAAATCACAGAAGTCGCTCAACTCCTCAAATAAAACAAATAACGGGACAATGCGGACACTAGTAACGTTTCAAAGCATGGGACTTGATACGTCATTTGACGGGAGAGGCGGTGATCCTACTGAACTTTTTAAAACCTATGCTGATGTTTACAATCCGAGCAATAAAGATCTAACTATTTTGGGAAATCAGAATGTAAAAAATGGGGCAACGATTAAAATTCGAGACCCATTAACAACATATCAGCCCAAAAATGATGACAAGGTTTTGATTGAAGACCCCCGTTATGTTGGAGAAGTGTGGAACATTATAGATGTTCAGCCCGACTTCCATGACAGGACTTACTTAAAAATAATCTTGAAAGGAACAAATCTTAATGAGTAGTGAAATGACTATAAAAGGATTTGATGAACTTCAAGCAAAATTAAGAGAGAAGTTCAGTGAGGCAAGGGTAAAAGCGATTGAAAGTAAAGCTTTAATTGCCGCAGCCGATGAGGCAGTAGTTGACCTAAAACAAACGCTAGGTCAATTCGCAAACAGTGGCGATACTGTCGAAGGGGTTGTTCACGGGAATGTCTCAAGAAGTTCAGGGTTTCCTGTTATAAAAATAGGTAACAATGGTAAACACTGGCGATTGGTTCACTTAGAAAACAATGGTTTCACTAGGAATGGAAAATCATATCGGTATCGGAGTTTTGGAGCACTTCAAAAATTTTCTGATTTACAAGGTAAGAAGTTTGTTGAATCTGCTCAGAAGAACTTGAAGGAGCTAATTAAATGAATGATATGTTATCGGAAATCATGCAAGCGTTAGTAACTTCTCCTCAAATTATTGCGATTCAGAAAACTGGTGGTTTTAAGAGCTACGAACGGTATGAAAACCTAGCAGAAAACTTAACAAGTATTACAGTTATTCCAAGTGGACCGCCTGAACAAATTGCACGTGGTAGTAATCATTCACTATCAAAGCATTTTATCTTTCAAGTCAGTATTGAATCGACTGATAGGATGATGAGTAAAGAGTTACAAAGAACGGTTGAAAGAATATTCAATGATTTAGGTTTTTACCAGATGAATGGTGGACTAGATGAATATTTCAGTGATACAAAAAGATATGTGGACGCTCGATTTTATGAAGGCAATAGCAATCTTTACGAAGATTATTAAAAAAAGGAGAAATAATGGGAACAGCAACAGTTGGTTTTGAAAAATTAACAATTCGTATCCTTGATGATAAAGAGCCAACACTTGGCACAAATTTATTTGAAATCAAGGGTAAAGCAAATGAAGGTGCAACATCTAGCGCTAAAATTTCAGGTCTAGCAGTAGATCCTGTGAAATCGTGGGGATCTAACAAGCCCTATCATATCTCTGGTAAAGGTGTAGGAGATGGGAAAGTAGACTTTGACATTTTGGACATTCCAGATAAAGTTTTAGCAGCGATTATTGGGTATGATGTTGATACAAATGGTGTCATTACAGCTTCAAGTGAAACTAAAGCTCCAAACTGCTCAATCTTGATTGAAGATTCGGATATCCGTGGAGATAAAGTAATGCTTGGGTTCTTATCGGGTGTATTCTCATATGATGGTGTTGAAATTGATACAGCTCAAGGTAAAGCCTCAGAAATGAAAGCAGACACTTTGAGTTATTCAGTTGGATCATCAGATACGGGAGAATTCTTCAAGAAATATGCTGGCTCAGAATCAGCTGCTCAAGCAGCAGTTCGAACAGCCTTAAGTATGACGGTAGCGGGGTAATTAAATGGCGAAATTGGAAATCAATCTCCATGAAGTTGGCGGCGATGTAGTTTACACTGAGCACCATGTTAGCGGACAAAAATATCTAGACTTGATTAATATGCTTGTAGGGTTTGAAAAGAACTCTGAAAAATTATCTTCCGCAGAAGTCATCCAGCAGAGACTTGAATATACCGCTAGCCTATTCAAAGATGAGGCTGTGACAGCAGAAAAAATTCTTGTCGGTACTGATCCATGGGATTTGATTCCAATGCTCGATCGCTTACAACGAGTAATTCTTGGAGCAGATGAAAATGACTCAAAAAAAGCACAAGAACTGCCAGCGAAGTAAGGGAAGAATTCCTAGGATTTATCAAACAGTTGGTAGTAAATACGAGTTTCACAGTTTCGGATATTTTAGAAAATGACTTTGAAACCGTACTTGGTGTAATTAATTCAAAAGGGGACGATGAACCCAATGAAGAAAAAGACCAGGTTATGTCTCTCGGCGATTTCATGAAAAGTATATAAAAATAGCTTGTATGAGCTATTTTTTTGTAAATCCTATTGCTTAATGGATTCTGATAAAGTATAATAAATATATATTATTTTTGGGAGAAAATTTATGAAAAAAATTACTACATTACTGATTGGTTTTGTAATGCTATTATTGGTCCTAACTTCTTGTGGGACTAGTAAAACTTCAACAGGACAAAAAAATAATTATGCAGACAAGTCATTTATTTCAGACTTATCTGCTGGGTTACAGGAACGCTGGAAATTGGGTGATGAACTTGATAAGATAAGCAATCCCAGTACCTCACAAACAAAGGATTATTATTCAAAATTTGTGAAAGTAGAGATGGACAGCGTAGGTAGCTATAAAGATAAAAAATTTAAAGATACAAAGTTACAATCGCTTGCATTACAGTACATCAATTTGTTAGAGGACTCTAAAAAAGAAATAACTGGATTAGGTACATATGATGGAATGACAAAATGGGAGGATACTTATCAATCACGTACTAAATTATTAGTAGAATTTAAAAATAATTATAATTTAGCTGTTGATGACAAATATAAAACCTATCTCGATGGACTAGAAGCTGATGGGCAAAAAGCAATTAAAAACGATGAGTTAAAAACAAAAATCACTACACTTGTGAATGGAATAGTATTTGTTTATAAACAGGAAGAATATGATGATACCTATAAAAAGTATCAAGCCGTAGTAGAAAATAACACTGGTACAGATTTATCGAGCTTTAGTGGGCAAGTTAACTTAGTAGATGCTAACGGAGTTACAGTTGATAATACTTTCATATCAACTGACAATTGGAAAAATGGTTCAAAAGTACTTTTTGAGTTTACAACAGACAAAACTTTTTCTAAGACTGTTATAACACCACAATATTCAGTAGCCGATTAATACAATAGAAGAGAACTTTAACATATAAGCACTAGAAAAACACCCGTTTTTGGGTGCTTTTTTTGTTTATCCTTAAATTAACGATAAAAGTTTAAGGAGAAAGTTATGGCAGATACACCATTAGGGAAAATGATAATTGAGATGGGCCTAAATGATGCCAATTTCTCAAAAGGGATAACTGGTGTGCAAAAGCAAATCAGCACTTTAAAAAATGATTTGAAAACATCTCAAGCATCTTTTTCAACATTTGGCAAAGGTGTTGATGGTGTAAAGAGCCCAGTTGATGTTTTAACAAAGTCTATTGAAGCTAACCATAAGCAACTTGAAATACTTAAGAACTCGTACAAAAAGTCATTTGTTGATGGGAAAGCAACATCGAGTACCCAAAAATATGCATCTGATTTGTCTCGTGCAAATGCACAGTTGATGCAGTTCAAAGTTGAACTTAAAGCTGCAGCTGAAGCTCAGTATATGCAAACTTCAATGTTGCCTAAAATGTCATCTGGACTTGATAAGGTTAGCTCTGGCCTTGGTAAAGTTTCATCAGTAGCAATGCCAGCAACGGTAGCTATAACAGCAGTTTTTGTAAAAGGTGTCCAAGCTGCAGCTGAATTTGATAATAAAATGACAGAGATAAAAGCACTCTTATCAGATGGGACATCAGCTAATGAGTTATCTAAACAAATGGATACGCTGTCTGCTAAGTCAAAAGAATGGGCACAAAAGTACGGTATCGACACATCTTCTATTAATGATGGAATGGAAGAGATGATAAAACGTGGGTACAACTTCAATCAAACTGTTGGTGCAATGCCCTCAGTATTAGATGCAGCTAAGGCCTCAGGGGATGACTTTGGAACTGTAATGAGCGCATCAACCGCAATCCTTGAACAATTTGGCTTAAAGACAAATGACTCAGCCTCAATGCTAAAAAATACCCAGAGGGTAACAGATAGTCTTACCTTTGTAGCCAATAAGACATCGGCTGGTTTTGAAGATATGTGGACTGCAATGGAATATGTAGGACCAGTAGCAAACTCTTTAAATATGAGCTTAGAGCAAACATCTGCAGCAGTTGGTTTGCTTTCAAATAATGGTCTTGAAGGTGATAAAGCAGGGACTTCACTCCGTGGAGCTTTAACAAGATTATTAAAACCTACCAAACAATCGAGTGTTGCGTTTAAAGAATTGGGTATTAATCTTTCTGATTTCAAAAAAGGGAACCTTGATTTCCCAACAATGCTCGATAAGATAAAAAAATCAACTGAGGGCATGACCGCAGCTGAAAAAAGTTCACTTATTGCTAAAGCTTTCGGTACTGAAGCTCAAACTGGTATGAATATCCTAGTTGAACAAGGTGGTGATGCTTTAAGAAATCTTACAAAAGAAACTCAAAGCGCTACAGGTTATACTAAGAAACTTGCCGACCAAATGAATAATTCGGATAAGAATGCTTTTAAAAAAGCAAAAGCAACGTTAGAAGTGCTTTCGATTGAATTGGGAGAAAGACTCTTACCATCGCTTGTCCCAATTGTTAAAGAAGTCGCTGATCTAGCCAAAAAGTTCTCTGATTTAGACCCTAAAACACAGCAATTAATCATAAAAATGGGACTAGCAACAGCGGCAATTGGCCCTACTGCAAAAGCTCTAAGTGGCCTATCTGGAGTTGCTGGTAATGTTACAGGAATCCTTGCCAAGATAGGAGCAAAAGGAGCTGGTAAACTTGCACTTGCAGGAATTACATCAGAGGCAGGTGCAGCAACGGGAGCCATCGCAGGCGGTGGAGGATTGACAGCTGCATTAGGAGGTATTAGCCCGATACTTGCAGGAATTAGCCCAGTCGCTCTTGCTGCATTAGGAACGGTTGGACTAGCTGGATTAATCTTTGGTGTCACAAGGGAAGTTGAAAAACTCCAGGACAAGCGAAATGTTTTTGGAACTATAAATGTGCCAGACGAAACATATAAGCAGGTTAAAGATTTTGAAGGTAAAGTTACTGACCTTAAAACAGCAACAGAAATATTTGGGCAAATTGGTCCTAAAGCTTTTAAAGACGTTGAGAAAGCAATAAAGGATATGGGTGGAGCCGCAAGTAAAGATGTAGATGCCGCAACTAAAAAATTAGTGGCTGAGGCAAAAAATTTAGGTTATGGCGATGAAGTGATTAATAGAATAAAAGCTGGTGGCGATAAAGCGAATGCTACGGTTAAACAGTCTACAGAAGAAATGACTTCAATTTATAAGAATGCTTCAAGAGAAAACCGAAACCTCACGCTTACTGAGAAAGCTCAAATCGCTATTGATCAACAAAAAATAGCAGAACAAGAAGTAAATGCCCTTGGAATCACTGGTAAAAAGAAAAAAGCAGTACTTGAAGCACTTTCTGGTGATTTGAATAAAATATCAGCTGACCAAGCGACTGATTATATCAATGATATTAATAAGACGTTAAGCAAGTCTGATTCTAGTTTTGAAAAGAAAATAAATCAAAATAAGGAATTATATAAGAAAGGTCTAATTACTCAAAACGAGTATAAATCAAAAGAAAAAGAACTTCAAAACGAACATGATTCTACAACATCTGCTTACCTTACCACCTTGGAAAAGATGATACTCAAGCAGGGGGAACACTTAACTAAAGGCACTAACCAGTACCAACATTGGGAAGTCGAAGCAAATAATATCCTTTCTAGATACGGAAAGAACCTTCAAGATATTATTGGACAATCAGGAACCGCATTCGAAGCAATAACTAAAAGCACTGGTAGTTTAAAAGCATGGAATTCAATGCCTAGCGAGGTGAAAAAATTACTTGGAGACAATTCAAATTTTGTAAATAGTGAAAAAGATGCAAGTTTAATTTTGAAAACTTGGGAACTTGCTACACCTGCGGCCAAAAAATTATTAGCGGAAAATTTAGTTAAAAATCCTACCATGACCGCACAACAAATCATTGACACTCTCCATGGTAACTCTGTTGGCTTATACGCAGTAGATAAAACGGGTACAGCAGTAAATGCAGCAGCAGCAACAGTTTCTAAACTTCAAGGTAAGTCTGTTGAAATAACTGGTAACCCTAATCCATTTAACAGTGTAGTAAGTAACATTCTTCAATCAAATTATGGTTCAGTATCAATCGGTATTAATGCAAAAAATGGGAACTTCGCTCAAGGTACACCATACCACCAAGGGGGGTTAGCTACTGTAAATGACCAAAGAGGTAGACTTTACAAAGAGTTGATTACTTTACCGACTGGAGACAGCTTTATTCCTCAAGGTCGTGATGTGACTCTACCTTTACCTAAGGGGACAAGTATTCTTAAAGCCTCTGAAACTGCAAAGCTTATTCCTAAATATGCGAATGGTACAGGCGCAATACCTGCAAATTCTAAAATATTCTCACGGATGAGGTCAGTACAAAGTCAACTAGTTGTAAACGCACCAGGTAGTAGTAATAATCAAGCAGAACTATTATCAAAAATTCTTCAAGTACTACTTAGTCAAGGATCGAATAATGATGTTGTAAATGCGATGAAGTTATTAGCTAATCGACCAGTTGAAGCATACTTTGACAGAAAAAAAGTGACTGCAGAGATATCGAAACAACAAGCATTGAATCAGTCCATTGAAAATATAATTAACGGGAGAATTTAAATGAGTGAAGTTATAAAAATAACCTATGGAGGAATAAATTTATCAGATCTATTTGATTCTATTACAAACATCAAAAGAAATATAGGGGCCACTTGGGCAAATAATTTAGATGGTACCAACTTTATTAATAATTCTTTAGGTACTCGAACAATTTCCTTTGATTTCACAATCAGTGGTACATTTTTCGATGAGATTAACCATAATAAAGAACTTTTATCAAGTTATTTAAATGTTAGGGAAGAGACTCCCTTGATTTTTGAAGATGAACCAAATAAAGTTTGGTATTCTTTGCCTGATGGTGATCAAACGATTGATTTAAACTCTGGAACGTTAACATTCTTAGTTCCTTCTGGAAGTGCAGTATCCAGTTATACAAATGTTTTAAATAATTCTAATTCTGGTGGAGAACTTGGAACCGTAACAGATAATGGTGATGGAACAGCGTCTGTGATCATAAATAATAAGGGAACTTTGCCTACCTTTTTACGTGCAAAAATATCTTTACTTGATGAAAATGGCTTTTTGCGAATCGTTGGTGTGAATGGCATACTTGAAATGGGAAATGCCGCAGAAGTTGATGGTGTAGATGCTACAAAAAGTGAAATGTTGCTTAATGCAGTCAATAATGTAGCTTCTGATTACTCAGGTTTCAGTCCTACGACACGCACTTATGCTCTAGGAAGTACAAATCGTCCCAACAATGGAACAATGGCATACCAAACAGATGGTTTAAGATTAACCAACGGTGGAACAGGGACAAGCTGGCATCAAGCGGATTGGGTATTCACTCTCCCTAAAGATAGTAGCGGAAATCTAGGAGCTAGTTCATTCATTAGCAATTTCAATGCTGTTTTTGAAACGGGAAGTGTAAAACAACTGGGATATCTTCATGTCATGCTTACTGATTCAAACGATAATACTATTATGGGATATGCAATATCCAAGTCGAGTCCAAACAATAATTCTGCAACTGTTAATTTTTATTACCAAGATGTAGACAATCCGGGTAATTTCCTATCATATACGACTCGTCCTAACTTTCAAGCGAGCGGTGTGAATGTCAAAGAAAACCCAGGATTTTATCACACACAAGGTCATGCAGAAATGATTAAGCAAGGGGCACAGTTAGGGTGGCTTTACAACGGCAAAAAGTATACCGTAAATATTCCAGATCTGGCTAATAGTTCGGTCACAAAAATTCATGTCGAAATGGGAGCCTTTGGAACAGCTCCGAAAATCGGAAATATGGCTCTTCGGCGAATCTGGTTTCAAAAGACGAATGTACAGTATTGGAGTGATATTCCTAATCGTTTCAAGGCAGGATCAACTCTTGAAGCAAATATGGAGGAGGGGAAGATTTACCTTGATGAACGTCCCGCAATGGACTTAAAAGTGAATGGTTCAACTTTCTACTCCGTGCCTCCTGGAACAAGTGAACTCTTAATTTCAGGATCAGATTGGTTTACTGGTGGCATAAATCTAAATTTTGAATGGGAGGAACGTTACCTATAATGGAAATTAATATTCATGGGGAAGATATGAAGTATGTAGCAGTAATGGACAATTCTTTACCAAAAGCGCTTCATTATACGAATGATTTATGGCATCGATATTTAACACAAGGTGCAGCCACTTTTAGTACGACAATCTTAAAAAAAATAAATGGAAATATTCATCCTGATTCTGAACTGATTACTGATCAGTCCTATATCTCATTTAAAGACGAAAAAGGTAATGACCAACTCTTTACTATTTTAAAGCTCATTGAAGATAATAATACAATTTCAATTGAATGCTACAATCTTGTGCTTAAGTTACTCAATGGGCAAGCTAGTTCTATGGACAATACCGTTGCTCACTCAATCAAGTGGTATCTAGAGCAATTCGGTATTACAACATATTCTGGGGTAAAAATTGGTATCAATGAGTTATCTTCAAAGTTAATTACTTTGAATTTTGATTCTGAAGAAACTAATGTGGCAAGGTTACTTTCTATAATTAATTCTTTTGATGGTGAATTTGAATTTATCACTACACTCAATTCTGACGGTACATTGAAGGAAGTTATTCTTAACCTTTATCAGGAAGGTGACGGAATAAAAACACAGGGTGTCGGTTCAATTCGAAATGATGTGAACCTTGTTTATGGTGATAATGTAACGGGTGTAACTCGAACTAGTAGTAAAGAAACACTTTTCAATGCCACAACTGTGTATGATAGCAACCACAAAATCAATTGGAAACAATTAAGCTTCACAAAGAAAAATTCTGATGGTGATGTAGAGTTCTACAAAAAAGCTGGAGATATGACAGCATATGCCCCTATCTCTGCTCAAAAGTACCCATCACTTTCAACGATTAACGGGGGAACTCCATATACACGTAAAGATTTCACAATTGAAATCAAGAAGGATACAGACTTAGTAGCTTATGCCTTAAGCCAGTTTGCTCAATATGCTTATCCAACAATTACATATGACGTAACTGCCTCAAGCTCCCTACTCAATTCTAGTTATGGGCTAGGCATTGGCGACACGATCAAAGTTCAGGACGATAACTTTGCAGGAGGATTAATATTACAAGCACGTGTTTCCGAAATAGAGCTGAGCGACACTAATCCGTTAAATAGCAAACTTACTTTATCTAATTACGTCAAACTTCAAAGCCAAATATCAGATGGTTCATTATCTCAACTCCAAGCACTAGTAGATGCCAATACACCATATAAAGCAGAACTAACAACAGATAACGGTGTTCAGTTTAAAAATAATGCGACTCCAACGAGTACTACGCTTGGTGCTCACATATTTAAAGGTTCGTCAACTACTGAAACAATCGCTGATAGTTATGAATGGTTCAAAGACGGTGTATCAATCGCTACCACTCAAACACTCACAGTTAATGCGACTGATGTCACTTCAACTGCAGTATATTCTTATCAAGCAACGATTGCAGGAAAAGTAGTCGCTAGTAAGTCGGTGACTATCACTAATGTTAACGACGGAACCAGCCCGATTAATCTAGTTATTGATTCATCTAATGGCTATCAATTTAAAAATAATATCATTAATACAACTTTCACTGCGATACTTTATCAAAATAATAAAGAAATTGATAGTGATGGAACAAAATTTGCTTATATATGGTCTAAAACTAACTCTGACGGAACAGTAGATACCGCTTGGAATCTTGCTCATCAAACAAGTCAGAAATCAATTACAATCACAAATAGTGATGTTTGGCAGAGAGCTACATTTGATTGCACTGCAGAACCACTTAATTAATAGGAGGAATACATTATGTCAATTGTCTCAAGTGGACAAATCACAATCACAGATTTATCAGATGGTATGCAACTCAATGCTTTCATCACAGCGAGTGGGGTTACTACTCAAACTTATGATGCAACAGCTCAAACATGGTCACCAAGTTATGCGACTACTCCACAAGTTTTAACGCTTAACCTTACTAAAGCAGGGAGTACAACTTCTGTTATTAGTGGGATTTCAGGAAATATTATTTGGACACGAGCAGATGGAACGACAACAACAACTATCACTTCAACTACTAATACTGATACTCAATATATGAGCGGAAGCGCAAATAGTGTATTGACAACAAAAGTCAATGTCCCAATTGCTAACTCAGCGTCACGATTCACTGCTTCTGGATTATGGGTTGACCCTAATACAGGTTTAAACGTTCCGTTCTCAGCTGTTTTAGATTTAACCGTTGTACAACTTGCTAAATCAGCTGTTCTTGCGAATGTTTATGCTGGAAATGGTGGAGCGTTCTACAATTCTATGCCTGCAAGCTTAACAGTTAACGCCGATTTATATAAAGGGGGGCAACTTTCTGCAGGAAACAAGCAAATATTCTTCGGTTATGCAGATAGTACTGTAACTACAACTGGTTCAACTGGCTATAACTCAAACCTTGGATTAGGTTGGCATTTATGTACTTCATCTACAACTGGTCAAACTCCCAATGTAGCAGCGGGAACAAATACAACTTCTCAAGGGATACTAACAGTTCTACCAACGGCAATTGTAAATGCTCAAACTTTTAAGGCAGTAATCATTGACCAAGTAGGCGGTACAGCAGGTACGGCAGTTAGTGGTATCGTTACTCTTCTTGATTACACAGACCCATTAACTTGTACGATTGATAGTACAGCAGGTAGCATTTTTAAAAACGGTTCTGGTACGACAACACTTACTTGCCGAGTATTTCAATCTGGTGCTGAAATTGATACAGCTGGAACAACCTATACTTATAAATGGTCTCAACGTGACCAAAATGGTGTATTAAATGCTAATTTTGGCGGTACAGGCAATCAATATAAAACTGGTAAAACAATTAGTGTTGCGGCGACTGATATCAATGTCAAAGCTCAATATACATGCGAGGTAAATCAATAATGAAAAGTACATTTTATGCCAATATTGAACTTGGGGGAGAAATCACACAAGTTAGCTTTGAAGCAACAAGTGCAAGTGATGTGATTGAACAAATCTGGCGGACTTACGGTATCTCCACTCCAATTATTGAAATTTGGGCGGAGGTGACTGATGACAATAGTAGCAAGCAATAGTCTCACATTAAGTAACGTTAATGATGGGACAATAACTCACACCGCCTATGCCAACAGCGCAGACGGCACGGACGGTTTCACGACTGTTTATCCGAATTTGAATTTGTTGGACGGTACTAAAGATTTTAGTGGTGTTTGGAATAATTCAAATAATTGGGAAAACGACGGAACATATAAAGGCTTAACCGTTAAAAAAACAATAGTACAATGGAATGCTATAAATAAAACATTTAAAGCGCCTGAAAACGGAAATTACACTTTCTCGGTATATATTAAAAGTTCAGGAAACAAAGCGAATGTAGTAGGTTATCTCAATATAAATGGTAAAAATGAAAGTCAGATCATACCTGATACTCCTCCGAAAAATGATTTCGATTGGGTGATAAAGAGTTTCTCTGTTAATTTGAAAGCTGGGGACATTGTTAGTGCTGGTTACTACCTGACAGGTAGTGGCTTAGGTTATACTTTATGGACTGCTGGCCATAAATGGGAAGTAGGCTCAACCGCCACTCCTTGGATGCCCTCAGCTAGCGAAGTAACAACTGCTGACTGGCCTAGCTACATTGGTCAGTACACAGACTTTATGCAAGCTGACAGCACTAATCCATCCGACTACACTTGGAGTCTGATGCGAGGGAATGACGGTAAAGATGGGGTAGACGGTAAGATAGGCCCTCAAGGGCCAGCAACAGGAATCACTCAATCTACATCTGAACCGACTACGAAATATGCGGGCATGCTTTGGCAATATACAGGAACTAGCAATATTACTATTGGCACTACAGTTATTTTGCCACAAGCTCAATATGTTTATGATGGCTCAAACTGGAAAATTTATGCGCTAAGTGTTGCAAATTTGAACGCTGACACATTGTCGGCTATTACAGCCGATTTAGGGACTGTTACTGCAGGAATCATAAAAGCATATATTGATTATACGTTTTACAATGGTTCAGCTACAGCCATACCAGCGAAAGCATACTTGAAAATAGACGCAACAAATGCAACTCAAAAGATAGCACTCCAAAGTCCGACAGGTGTTGATTGGGACTACATTCAAATGGGGCCAGATGGAATGAGCATCTTTGTGGATAGCCAAAATGTTGATGGTATTGGAGTAGTAAGTGGTCGTTACCTTCAATCTAATATTGGTGCTAATGGTTTATCTTTTGTTCAGTCTAATAGTTTAACTACAAATAGTGACGGTGATTTAGTACCAGCACAACCTTACACAGGTGCAGGAAGTTTATATTTTAACGGTACAGCTCTTGTCAGTACAAAGCCAATAACAGTCGTAACTGATACAGACTGGGAATATTTTACACCAGCTGGAACTTTTGCCAAAGGAACAGCGGCCTCTTCTACAATGAGACTGAAAAAAGAGGGAACAAAAGGGATAGTCCATATGCGAGCCGGCACACTCTCCAGTGCGTTAAAAGCTAATATTTGGGCGAATTTCATTCAAGTTCCAAGCAATATGATACCAGCATATGAAACAGTAGCCGTTGGTGGTTCTATGTCAGGCGTTCCGGTTTTGTTTTATGTCAATTCAACTGGCATGATTAAGCTATCTTTAATGTCTGATATGGCAGCGGCAATAAACGTTATGAATTGTTATTTTGAATATCCACTAACTTAAAAAAGAAAGGGAAAAAATGGAAATAAAAACAGCGAGTGAGAACTATACTTACGAAATCGTTACGAATAATGTCGCAACTGTGGGTGCAAATGCGAACATTGACAGCCAAGGGCTGGCAAGTATTAATTTTAATGTCAGAAATACAACAGCATTTTTTGGAGACAAAAGTAGTCGTGAGGCTATGCACACTCTATTAGATACTATTATTGACAAGGCGGAAGCTAATTTTAACGCTCTGCCTACTGAATAGGAAGTATAGGAGTATATGGAAGTTTTAATTAAAGATGCCTTTATTTTCTTAAAAGATATGATTAATAATTGGCCAACAATCGTCATTTGTAGTGGGATTATCGGTTTCGGTTACCGACAATTGAATAAGAAGCAAGATGAACGTGACAAGAATCAGGAAAATCAGTTGTTAGTCATGCGTCAGGAAATAAAGCGCATTGAGCTTTCTCAAGCAATTAACCATGACTATGGAATGCAAATCGTCAGTGGTATTTTTGATGAATACGTTGCAATGGGCGGGAACCACTACGCACATGAATTATATGAAAAATATAAAAAAGAAAAAGAGGAAAAATAGCATGAATTTAGACCAAATTTTAAATCTTATTGCATTAATTACGATCGCAGCACCTGTTGTTGGTTCGGTCATCACATATGTCATCCCTAAAACTAAGAATGTTAAACTACAGAACGCTGAGAAGCTCGCTCTTCAAGTCGTTAAGGCTGTTGAACAAACAGGGGGACAATTGACCAGTAAAGAGAAGAAAGACGTCGCTACGGCTAATCTGACGGCTCTCGTTACAGCTGGAGGTGCAGAAGTAGACAGATTAATTGAAGCGGCCGTTAACACCATGAATGGAGAAAAACAATGACAATAAATTGGACGAATGCTGTAAATTGGTATAAAAGCAATATTGGCAATCAGACTTATTCTCAAAACCCACCCCGGTTCGATTGTTCATCATCGGCCACTCTCGCTTTTGCCTCAGCAGTTGGAATTACGGTTGATACGGTAAACTATTCCACGCTTAACCTAGCGGACCTGTTTGCGAAGA